GCTACCTGAAACCAGTGCATTAAAAATGTATGAACCTGTGTCAACATAACTCTCAGTCTCATCAATATCAGCAGCAAGTTGAGTGTACTCACCACCAATCTCTTTTACAATATCTTTAAGGAAGTCCATAGTTATACAAAGAAAGATTCTAGTGTATTAGTTTTTTCAGTTTTCCAATTGATACATTGGAGAATAGTTTTTAGAGGTTCAAGGAAACTCTTATCAAATTGAAGTTCATAATCAACATACTTACCAATGCCCAGTTCTTTTGGAAACTGTTGGATAAAAGATATTACATTTTCATGCAATGGGTTTGCTTTTTTTAGATAGCAAAACTTGATCTTTTCTCCATTGTTGATGACTGGATATTTATTGTCCAGACTATTCTTTTTGATGTAGTGATTATACAACAAGACACCTCTAATGTGAATGGGAGTTCCCTTCTCATAGATAGAATTTACTGATCTATACTTGCTAATATTATTAGCAGTTCTTGGGAAAGAAATCTCCTCTGGAGGAAGACTGTAAAACTCATTCCTAGTCTTATCAATAAAATCAATCATGTCCTCTTCTGTTTTGGTCATGATGATTTTGAATGCTTCCTTAATCATTGTCCTGCAAGGAGCAGGAGTAGATGACTTGACTGCTTCCATGCCCATGATCTTGAGTTTTGGTTCAGAGTATCTGACACCTTCAGAGTCCCAAACATTGAGAATGTATCTTTTCTTAGCAGTCCAGATACCACGTTCTGCAATGTTCTCTCTCTTCATCTGCATCTTCTGGGCATATGCATTCACATATGTCGCCAATTCTTGGTAAGAACCATCAATATACTTTTCAAAGTCCGACTTACAGACTTTATCAAGGAAAGACACAATGCGATCAGTATTATCCTCTCGTCCTCCGAATACAGCATCAACAAAAGGACCCATATTAAGATAAATGGAATCAGTATCTGAAGCAATAACATAATCAACCTCATCAGTTTTAAGTATCTTGTTAAGATGTTTATTCATCTTATCTTCAATCCACCTGATTGAAACCTGACCAGACAGAGTAACTGCTTCAGCATTTTCAATAAGGAAGTATCTGAAGTATTCATTACCAACTGCACCATAGGCAGAGTTGAGTGAAATCTTCTTTGCCATCTGAATATTATTGCATCTGGCAATTTCCTTCATCAATTCAACAGTAGGAGTTTTCTCATACTCTTGTTTTGCTGTAAGCATTTTCTTCTTATAGATGACACGATCTGTGTACATCTTTTCCATCAACTCAGGCAGGAATCCTCTGATGTCTTTTCTGTATTGTGCACCATTGGGACATACAGTGTATGGATGGTTTTCTGGAATGGTAATTTGTTTCTTTAGAATCTTATCTACAGAAACCCCAGGGAATCTATCTTCAACCAGAGTCTCTGGTGAGATGTTGTATTGCATAATCAAGTGGGGATACAGAGAGTTCAAGTCAAAACTCACAACCCAATCATGCTTTCCTGTGATGGGATCCTTCACATAAGCACCTTCATATCTTTGATCTTTCCTAGTATCCTTCTTAAATGGAATGACAATATTCTTAGATCTCAGATAGTTGTAGATGATTGAATCCCACATTCTGACCTGAAAGAACACATCATTGAAGTTGCCCTTACCATCATATGCCATGGTAATTGCAAGTTCAATCAGACGCATTTTATCCTCAAGTCTGTCTACCAGTTCTACGTCAACAATGTTGTATTCTACAAACTTCTGCCAATCTTTAGTGTAGAACTCTTTGAATGTATCATATTCAGAGTGATCAAGTTTTTTCTGACCCAGTTCTACACTAGCAATGTGATCCAGTCTGTAGGATTCTTGGTTGGTATAGGTAAACTTCTTATACAATTCCATGTAGTCTAGAATTGTAATCCCAGCAATATCAATCCTTGTATATTCCCTACCAGAAATAGTTGCTTCATTCCTGGTGACAATTCCCCATGGAGAAAGTTTCTTTACTGCCTTCTCACCAAAGGTCTTCTCAATCCTGCCACAGAGATATGGAATATCATAAAGATCACAGTTCCATCCAGTGATAACATCTGGATGATTGGAATCCCAATAGAAAAGAAACCTATCAATCAGATCAGTTTCATCTCTACAATAGATATACTCCACATTCTTTTGACTATTAACAAAAGGTTTTACACCCCAAGTAATAATATTCTTTGTATTGTAATCCTGGATTGAGATTGTCAGAAGTTCTTCCTGACAACTTTTAACATCAGGGAATCCATTTTCAGAAGCAACCTCAATGTCAATAGTAATTAGTTGAATCTTACTAATGTCAAATTTGATTGCTTCCTCTGGATAGTTGTCTGAGATGTATTGATTCACATACCTTGTATTTCCATACAGGGTAAAGTTCTCAATGTTTTGATACTTATCAATGAATTCTCTAGTTTCACGAATGGTGCCTGGTTTGACTTCTTCTGCATACTTCCCCTCAAGAGTTTTGAACTTTGTTTTTTTATTGGTGCCAACATATAGAGTAGGGTAGAAAGTCTCCCTATTCTTAAAATGCTCGCCATTATCAAACCCCCTGGAGAGAATTTCATTCCCAACCAGGACAACATTAGTGTAGAATTTCATTTAATAAGGTCTTGGTATTTCTCAAGTAAAGTTGGTCTTGGGTCTGCAAGAGTTAAGATCTTGTCAGAACTAATCATAAACACATCCTGACTAGTATAACCAGCCAAAAATGGTTCCATTGTTTCATCACTTCTTACCACATATGGGTTAGTGATTCTACAGTCAGGTTCACCCAACTCAGAAGAAATTTCTTCAATCTTGCTGATCAGAATCAGATTGTTCGTCAGTGCCAGCAGTTTGACCATTTACATGCTCCAAATAAGAATTTTTAACTTCATCATGGGGTTCCACAATGGTGACAACCCAATCACAAGGGATGGGGATTTCCTTCTGCTTTGACAGGGGGATGTAAGGATAGTAAGTCACACTGGTGGCACCACCTCTTTGTTCATCATTTAAACGAGTCACAAATGGATTTGAAAGGAGATATCCAATGACTTTCTCACCAGACATCATTTCTTTTACATCAGCAATGATATCCTCATAGGATTTCAGAACCAAAAGTTTAACAGACATAATTTTCCAATGTTAGAGATTTATCTTGTAGTTTTAAAATGTGGTCAGCAAGTTTGTCAATGTATCCTTTGTTTCTAAGTTCTTTAAAAACAAGATTCTCAAAAGCAAACTCACCACCTTTATCTAGGGCAGAGTTTCTCATGTCCCTAAGTTTCTTTAGTAGACTTTCTAGTGCCTGAGCATTGTCAGCATGTTTGATAGTCCTTTCTATCTTGACAATCATATCACGAACCTTTGAGCTTAGCAAGTCAGTGTCCACCTCTGTGGAGAGTTTTTCTGGTTTGATCAACCACTTGTTTGATTTGATGGAGAACACTCCCTGACTCTTTCTCCTTGTCTTTCCAGGTTCCTCTACATAAGGTTCAACATCATGACCATAAACCTTCACATCATGAGTTGCTGTCCAAAGTTGCTTCTTAGTCTGATAGTAATCAGACATTACATCTGGACATGCCTTTGTATCAACAACTAGGTGCAAATCAAGATCAGAGTATTTTGTATAATTATATCCAACATTACCACCAAGAATAAGAATGTCAAGGACATCAGATTTCTTTACACCAACATATTCTGCCCAGGCATTTGCAACTTTTAAAAGGTGTGTTCTTACCTCTGGTTTTAACTTCTCCCCATTCCAGAAGGTAGGATTTAATTTATCATGGACTCTAAATGATACAGACTCTTCAAGGAAATTCTTATAACTTTTCATTTTGGCACTTTCTTCTTTTATTCCTTTTTCAGCACGAAGTCTTGCAAGAGCACTACCTTGCCTTTGAACTTTTCTTCTAACAGAAAGAATTTCTGATTCACTACCATAGTCTTGCATACTACCGCCCTTTCCTACTGGTTTTTGTCCTGAGTGATAACCATCTGCTCCTCTATGAGGAATACCTTTTCCACCCCTGGGACCATCAGTTTGGGCTAAATTTCTTGGATCACTCCCATGATATTTACCACCTTTAGCATCCTTTTCTCTTTTTACCCTTCTTTCATCTGGGGACATCCCCCAAAATTCTTTAGATGATTGGGCAATTGAAGTTAAATGATGATGCTCTTTTCCTCTCCCAATGATGATATCTCTTTTTTGATCCCCTCTTGCTTTTAAATTTGGGTCCAAATCAGAATCAACATCTTTGAGTCTAGATGCTCTATTTGTTTGTTGATTAGATCT